ATCGGGGTGTGGACTTAGATGTTCTAAAGGAAACAGACCCTATCGGTTATGCGGTAGCGGTAGCTGAGCAGAGTCAGCGTGAGAAGCAGTTAGCAGTAGTTAGGAATGAACAGCAACGCATTGCCCAACAGCAACAAGCCGAGCAACAAGCCACACTGCAAAACCATCTCCGTCAAGAATCTGAGAAGCTAGTGAGTCTGATTCCTGAGTTAGCTACACCACAGGGTGATGCGGTTCGGAAACAAATCCGTGACTATGCGAAATCTGTTGGGTGGACTGACCAAGAACTCAGTTCCGTATATGACAGTCGTGCTGTGCATACATTGTATAAAGCAATGAAGTATGAGCAACTTCAAAAGAGTAAGCCAGAGTTAAACAAGAAACTCCAGTCTGCTCCTAAGATGATGCGTAGTGGTACTTCTGCGCCTCCTACTAGGTCTGCACAAGACAAACAGGTTATGCAGAGGTTGCGTGAAACTGGAAAAGTTACTGACGCTGCCAAAGCATTTGAACGATTCTTTTAAATTTTGGAGTAAATTATGGCTACCTATCAAACATACACCGCTATTGGTATGCGGGAAGACCTCTCTGACGTTATCTATAACATCAGCCCTACAGACACACCTTTCATGTCTACCATTGGTAAGGCAAAGGCTACTGCTGTTTATCACGAGTGGCAGACAGACAGCTTGGCTGCTGCTGGCTTGAACGTGGCAGTTGAGGGTGCTACTGCATCTGACGCTACTATGTCTCCTACGACTCGTGTTGGCAATCGTTGCCAGATTTCACAGAAGACAATTAAGATTTCAAATACCTTGCAAGCTGTGGACAAAGCTGGTCGTAAGTCTGAGAAGGCTTATCAGTTGGCTAAAGCCTCTGCTGAAATCAAGCGTGATATGGAATTGACCTTGCTCAGCAACCAAGTTGCTACCAATGGTGATTCTTCTACTGCTCGTGCTTTGGGTGGTTTGCAAGCATGGTTGTCTACAACCTACTCTGGTGGCACTTCTGGTGTTGCTGGTTCTGGTGGTACAACTGCTCGTACAAACGGCACAAACCGCACTTTCACGGAAGCCTTCTTGCAGACTGCTGTCCGTGGTGTTTACACCGCAGGTGGCAATCCTAAAATCTTGATGGTTACTCCTGCCCACAAGCAAACAGTATCTGCTTTTGCTGGTATTGCTGCTCAGCGTTACATGGCTCCTACAAATGCACCTACGACTATCATCGGGGCGGCAGACGTATACCTGTCAGATTTCGGCACTCTGAGCGTGGTTCCCTCACGTTTCATGAACAGCACTAACTCTGCTGATGATGTTGCGTTTGTGCTTGACCCTGAGATGGCTGCTGTTGCTTATCTGCGTCCTTTCCAGACCAACGAGTTGGCTGTAACTGGCGACAACGAGTCTACACAGTTGCTGGCTGAGTTCACATTGGAAGTTAAAAACCAAGCTGCTCACGGCATCATTGCTGACTTGACATAACACTCAAGTGATTCCAAAAATGCCTCAGACTAATCCTCTGGGGCATTTCTTTTTCTAGCAAAACTGATAGAATTAGACTATGCAAAACCCTGTCAAATTTAGAGATTCTGTAGTCCATTCTGATGGCGATGGCGGCATCGTTATTGAGACTCGTCAAGATGTAACGGGCATCATTGAGCAGAACAAAAAAGAATACAACTCTTTTGATGAGAGAGCAAAATGGTCAGATGAATTGTTTGGCAATAAAGTAGCCTCTATTCCAATGACTGTCATTGACGAGTTAAACAAACAAGGAATCATGCGTGGATTTGCTGTTCAAGATGAAAAGCGTTTCAGGGCATGGCTGAATGAGCGTGATAACAGAGTTTTTAGAACTCGGACAGGTGTCGTATGAGTTACACAACTTACACAGCGTTAAAGGCTTCTGTTGCTGCTTATTTAGCACGAACAGACCTAACTGACCAGATTCCAGACTTCATTACATTTGCTGAGAATCGACTCCGTAGAGAGTTGCGTATCCGTCAGATGCTGAAGACAGTAACAGCTACCACAACGGCATCTGATGGCACAGTAGGACTACCAACAGACTTCTTAGAAGTAAGAGACTTTGTGGTGAATGGTAATCCTGTTCAGCCATTGAACTACTCTAGCCCATCTGCGTTTTCTCGTAACTCAAGAAGCACAGACCAAGGTAAACCACTTGATTACACAGTCCTTGCGTCCGAGTTCCAGTTAGCCCCACAGCCAGATGCTGTTTACACATTGAAGTTGCTTTACTTTGCTGCTCCTGAGTACCTGAGTTCTAGTGTTGCTACTAACGTATTCTTGGCTAACTGTCCTGATGCTTTGCTTTATGCTTCTTTGATTGAAGCAGAGCCGTATTTAATGAACGATGCTCGTATTAACACATGGGGAACTATGTACGACAGAGCAATCTCTACACTAACTAGGTCTGATGAACAGGGTCAGTATTCTGGTGTTCCTTTGGCTATGCGTAACATATTGAGGTAAATCATGGCAGCAATGAGCAACTATTTAGAGAACGCTGTAATTAACGCAGTTCTCCGTAACACAAGTTACACAAGCCCTGCGACTGTTTATGTTGCTTTGTTTACAACTGACCCAACAGATGCAGGTAGCGGAACTGAGTGTACTGGTAGCGGATACACCCGTAAGGCTATGACATTTGGTGCGCCTTCCAATGGTGTATCTACCAACAGCGCAGCAGTAGAGTTTGACCAAGCTACAGGCTCTTGGGGAACGATTACGCACATGGGCTTATACGATGCCTCAACCAGTGGTAATTTATTGTTCCACGGGGCTTTAACGGCTTCTAAAGTCATTGATGCTGGCGATGTATTCAAGTTTGCATCTACAGCCTTGGCGGTGACTCTTGCATGAGTACCTTAGTCACTCGTGCTGGCAAGGGTTCACCTCTTACACACAATGAGGTTGACACTAACTTTACCAATCTGAATACGGATAAGGTAGAGAAGACTTCTGCCGACATCACGGGCGGCACAATCAACGGCACAACAGTTGGAGCAACAACCCCTGCGGCTGGTACGTTTACGACGCTTACTGCTACGGGGCAGACTTCTTTAGGTGGTGTGGCTGGTAGTGAATCTTTGCGTGTACTTACGGCTGGAGCATCTCCAAATGCCTATGCAACAGTACAAGGCTCATCATTTAGTACGGCATATTTTGGTTTTGGAGGTTCTGCAACCAATGGAAATCTTTATTTTCAAAGCAAAGCCGCTGGAACAATAACATTCCAAACAAACAATGGCTCACAAACACAACTCAACGTTTCCCACACCGCATCAGCAGTCAATTACCATCAACTAACAGGTTCTGCTACAGGCTCTGGCCCTATTCATTCTGTTGCTGGCTCAGACACAAACATAGACCTAAACCTGACTACCAAGGGTACTGGTGCTGTTAGATTTAATACAGGGGGAGGACTTGGGTTTAGAGTATCTGAGGCATTCCTAACAGGCACAGCAGTAAACTACATTGATGCTTCTGGAAGACAAACAGGTCTTGGGCCAGTATTATCTGTTAACGGTTCTGATACAAATGTTCGGTTTAATATTACTTCTAAGGGTTCAGAGGCTGTTGGTATATACACAAACTTAGCTAATCAACTTCAGTTCAACGTAGCCCACACAGCCTCTGCTGTTAACTATGTACAAGTAACGGGCAATACTACTGGTAACAGACCTTATTTTATTACGGGAGGTTCAGATACAAATATTAGTTTTGCTTACTCAGCAAAAGGCACAGGAGCGCATGACTTTTATACAAATGGGTTTAGTTTTGCCCAACAGTTTAGGATAGCCCACACAGCCTCTACTGTTAATTATTTACAGGTTACGGGGTCGGCTACTGGAAACGCTGTTCAAGTATTAGCCGTTGGCACAGACACAAACATCCCCCTAGTCCTCCAACCAAAAGGTACTGGTGCGCTACAGGCTCAACAAACAGATTCCACAGCAACAGGTGGTAATGCTAGGGGTGCTAATGCGGTGGATTGGCAGACAACAAGAAGTGCGGCTAGTGCAGTAGCAGGTGGAGCATACGCCGTTGTTGGGGGCGGCGGAGGTAATGGAGCAACAGGTACTTATACAACTGTTGCTGGTGGGGCAGGAAATTTTGCTACTGGATTTGGTTCTTCTGTTGTTGGAGGTAATGGTAATGTTTGTTCTGCCACTTATGCCTTTTTAGGGGCTGGACAAAGCAATACTGTTTCAGGATATTTAAGTGCTGTATGTACAGGAATTTCAAATACAGCGGCAGGTGTTTACAACTTTATTGGCGGTGGATTTACAAACAGCGCAACATCAAACTCTGCTGTAACAACTCAATCTGGAACAATGAACGGCACAACTGCCGTTACTCTGTCTGGTAGTAATGCAAGCATTAAGGTTGGGCAGTACATCGCAGGCACTTCAATTGCCGCTGAAACATACGTTGCCGCCATTTCAGGAACATCACTTACCCTTTCCAAAGTAGCATCAGGCTCATCCACATCAACCCTGTCCTTTTTTACTCCTCACGGAATCGTAGTAGGAGGAGGAAACAACACCGCTACTGGTTCATATTCCTTTATTGGCGGTGGTGGTGATGCGGGAACGGCTGGTAACAGGAATGTGGCTTCTGGTGATTGGAGTTTTGTCGGTGGTGGAAAAAAGAATGTAGCATCTGGCGTAGGCTCTACTGTTGCAGGTGGTGGTACTGATGGTGCTAATACATTTAGCAATACTGCAAGTGGCATCACATCTTTTGTTGGTGGTGGTTGGAATAATACTGCTGGTGGCACTTTGTCTGTTGTTGTTGGAGGTACATCTAATAATGCATCAGGTTTTGATGCGTTTATTGGTGGTGGTGATAACCATACTGGTAGTGGATTAACTTCTGCAATCATGGGTGGAAGGCGAGGGACAACCAGAGGACTTACTGGTTATCATGCTTTTCCTGCTTGTTACGAGCCTCTTGGGTCAACCACAGGTGCGGCTCAAGCCGCTTTACTTATTCTTGCTGTTCAAACAACAGATGCAACTGCAACAGTTTTACGTTCAGACCCTAATGCCGCATCTACAACCAACCAAGTAATTTTGCCAAACAACAGCGCATATTTCTTTACAGGAGAAGTAGTAGCAGGTGTAACAGGCGGTGGAAACACAAAAGGATGGACTATTGAGGGTGTGATTAAGCGTGGTGCTAATGCCGCCAGTACAGCCCTTGTCGGAACACCAACAGTCACATCAACATACGCAGATGCAGGTGCATCGACTTGGACAATAGCAGTTACAGCAGATACTACCAATGGCGGGTTGGCAGTAACATTCACAGGGCAAGCGAGTACTACAATTAGGACTGTTTGCCAAATTCGCACAACTGAAATGACTTATTAAGGATTAACATGGCTCTCAAGATAACCGCAGTAAACAACACAAACGGACAGTCTGAAACTCAGGCTTATGCCCGTATCACTAACTTCTTTGGTACTAAAGACCAAGTACAAGTTCAAGTGGAAATCCACGCAACAGAGGAAGCCCGTAAAGCGGGATGGCCTAGCATCCAACAGCAAGCGCATTACATTGGGATGGAGTCACTTCAAGGCGACTTGATTCCAGCCATGTACAATGTTTTGAAAACTTTTACTCAATATCAAGGTGCAACAGACGTATGACACTCGAACTAAGCAACGATGAAGTCCAATACCTGATGAGCTTGTTGGGCGAACAGCCTACAAAAACAGGTGCGTGGTTAGTATTGCAAAACATTACACAGCAAGTGCAAAAGGAACAAAATGTACAACTGGACAATTAACAGTCTGCAAGTGATGAATACGCCTGAACCGCAAACTGTGGTTATGAGCAATTTCACGATTGCTAAAGATGGCCAACAAGTCAATTATTCGGTTAACTTGCTACCTGCAAACCCCGATGACTTTACGCCGTTTGACCAAATCACACAGGAACAAGCATTAGCGTGGACACAAGCCGCACTTGGCCCTGAGCGCGTAACGAACATGGAAACAGAAGTTGATTTTCTGATTGCTCAAGCCGCTGTTCCTACACCCCAACCCGCACCTTTGCCTTGGGGCTAATTGTATGATTGAAGGCCCGTTTTTTGGTGGTGCGTTCTTTAGTGGTGGATTTTTTGAAGCCATTCAGGCATACTTAGACGAATTATTGATTAAACTTCGGTCATTTACCGAGAGAAGGAGATTCTAATGGCGATTAACCTTAAAGCAATTACCTCGGTAATGGGCTACCAGCAGATCACAAGTCTAAGCTCTGCCACCAAATTGACCGTGCCCCAGCGTGACTTGAATGGCCTGGTGGGCACGCCCCGAATCGCTATTATTACGCCTGAAACGCAAGGTGTGCGCTGGCGCGATGACGGTACG